CCATCGAGATCACCCTTGCTCGTAAAGCTGATATGAAGATGAGACTTGTGGCTATTGCTTCCAGTATATTTTCGCCAAGCCCAGCGCCTCTTGGATGATGCAATTCGTCCATCGAATATAAGGTATTTAACTCGTAAATCTCCAGACTTCGCACAGAGTCGAATCTGGTCAGCAAGGTATGGCATGAGGTCGGGCTTAGACTTTCCACTGAGATCGCGGTCAAGGTCAATGGCTCGAACAACTGATTTAGCACCTTTATCTGGGTTATGATCAGACTTAAGATGTGAATGTCGAACATCACCAATCCACCCGTCCGAGGTTCTATCTCGATCTGGGTACGAATCATCGAGCTGCTCCCTTAGTTGAACGCCAGCCTTACAAAGCCATGCGCTCATCGGCTAACCTTTCACATTCAGCACATTCCCAACGCTTCTTATCACTTAATAGCAACTCATCATGTCCACATTCAGGCATGGGTGCAATAAAGGCATCATCTATTGAATCATAGGTATAACCAATAGAAGCAAAGTTATAGCGGATATTGCCGTTGTAGGAAGTACGGATGCAACTCTGTCCTCTAAACTCGCCATACCAATCTTCTGGGCTCTTGCCTTCGATTAGTTCTGTCTCGTCAATACCGACAATGACTTCTGTGACAATGTTGGAATCATCTATAAATGCGTAATGTGCCATTATGCCCAGCTCACATTTCCTGTGCCAGCAGTAATTGTTGCAACTGTGTAACTACCATCTGTAGCGGTAGAACCTGTAAGTCCTGCCCCAATAGTTATTGTTCCAAGACTTGACAACCATCTTAAAATTACAACGCCCGAGCCGCCGTTGCCACCAGTTGTGCCGTTATCTGAACCGCCACCGCCGCCACCGCCGCCTGTGTTGGCTGTTCCGTTCCCGCCTGTGCCTGAATTGGTAGATGCAGCATTACCACCACCGCCTGTGCCGCCTGTGCCACGACCACCTCCGTCTGGTGTTCCGATTCCGCCGCCACCGCCGCCACCGCGTGTAACTGATGTACCAGTAATTGAAGATGCTAAACCATTACCGCCGTTGCCAGCAGCGTTATTAGCTGCATTACCGCCGACAGCCCCAGCACCGCCGCCACCGCCAGCAGGTGATTTCGTTGCAGAAGCTGAACCTGTACCGCCAGCATTTCCTTGACCTGAAGTTGCTGTTCCCCCTGCGTGAGTTCCAGCAGTAAAGTTGTTGCCACCACCGCCACCGCCAGAACCGCCGTTGGCTCCAACTGCGCTGTTGGCGTTTCCAACTCCACCAGCACCGCCGCCATCTGAAGTAATTGTGCTAAATACTGAATTGCTACCATTAGAACCACGAGCGTTTTCTTGCGCACCTGATGAACCTGCTCCTACTGTGCAGGTGTAATTGGTTGATTTAGCAAAGGTAAATCCTGTTGCTGTTCTGTATCCACCAGCACCACCGCCACCGCCATATCTACCACCTGCGCCAGCTCCACCAGCAATAACTAGATATTCTAATTCCGATGCAGGTGCAGGCGAAGCCCCGCCATGTATCCCAGCAATCACATTTAACACTAGCTAATCGCCCCCGAAATAATCCAAGTGTCTGTGCCCGTCTTAATACAAGCCGCTGACTTGTATTGTCCAAGAGTAGGTTGAGCTGCAACTGCGCCAGCAGATAAGACTGTGGTTGTGCCTGATGTGACTGCCTTGATGGTGCAAAGTCCAGCGCCGATGTTTAGGACTGTAATGACTGTACCGATTGGGAAGGCTACAGAGGCGTTAGTAGGAAGGTTAAAGGCGATGGCTGTTGCCTTGTTCATAATCTCTAGGACTTGGTACTGATCCGCTAGGACTGCTGTGTAGTCCGCTGTATTGGCTGTGCCGACTGTAAAGGTTGGAAGACTGTTATAGGTAGCCGCTGTTAATACGTCTCCTGTTGTGACTGGAAAGGTTGCCATGTTGCTCCTAATAACTCAAAGTTGATGTGCCGATTATACCAAAGATAGTGCTTCCAATAATGAAACCATCCACTATTGGCTCAAGCGTGGTGATTGCTACTTGCATTTTATTAGCTGTTATATCCCAAGCAAATCCCTGTGCCTGTAATGTCTTGGTGATAGTCGAGCCTGATTCTGTGACGTTTGTGATGTCTAGGTTGTCAAAGTAATCAAGCCCAATAAGGGTGTCAGTTGGAACTGCTGGGTCTAGTAAGTCCACCAGCATCTCGTCAATACGGATCGTGGTTTCCTTGCGGGTATTGACGTAGTTCTGGGCTATGCCTAGCACGATGTCATCTGTCTGTGCCACAAGGTTCTCTTGGGTCAAGCTGTGTGGGAAGTACTTGTCAATCGAGGACTGGCTATAAACTGTCTGCGCTGTGCCCCCTACGCGGTTGAACTTGACATCGTTGATGATGAGCTTGTCATCAAAGGCATACTTGACGTTTCTATAAGGAATCCCTGTGGTCTGATTAAAGGCGATAGAAGGCTCACCAAGGCTAGAAGTAACCTCTGTGCGGTTGAGATATACGGCTGTGCCGTCTGCGCTCATGTAGAACGCTCCTAGCCCTTCAGAGAACTCTGCGTTCTTAATCGCATCTAGGGTAGAGCGGTTAGTCGCAGGATCAGCCACGCAGGTAGATACGCCAGTTGAGATTGAGCGCATAGATGCAGGGAATGACACGTTATCCAGAATCTTGTTGATGCGTGTGCCTGTGTCCTGCCCTGCTGCTGTGTCTGGAATAGTGCCTACGTTAGACATCTGTAGGAGACGGAAGCCATCAGTACACATGATGTCTACATAGGCAGTCTCCTGCCCTACAGGAAAGGTATAGCGGTAGTCATTTACATACCCGCTGAACAAAAAGTGCTCTGCTGTGGCTGTGGTGGCAGAGATGCGCAGCTTACGAAGTGGCACAAGATAGCCAAAGTAAGGCGATGCAGGGTTCTGCGGGTTGAAGTATCCGTTAGGGTCTAAGACTCGCACAATGGCTGTGCCAGCATCGTAGGTGTCCTTCATGACGTTGCGACCACGCCTGATAGAAATGCTATACACGTCTGGAGTTAAATCAACTGTAGGGATAATGACATCAGATGAGCCAAAGGAATTGACCCCGATGACTCCGTTATCTGGTGAACCAATCACAAAGCCTGACCCGAAGGTTGCCCCGCCAGAGAAGTCGAAGCTGACTGCTATCTGTGCGGGTAGGCTCATAAGAAGAATCCAGAGTAACGCTCTAGTTGTGCCACCTTGCCAGAAGATAGAGAACTGTTCTGTAGGTTGCGGGCAATAGTCTCGGTAAGGTCTTGCTCGGATATAACTGATCCTTGGACGTTCACCACAACTGTGCTGGCAGCGTTAGGGTTATAACTCAAGCCAGTCATCTGATTATAGGAAATCATGCCATCTGAAGGGTAAGCAGATACGTTTGTCGCTGGTGGTGTTGGAACGCTTGTGTTGCCTTGTGGTGATGTAGGTACTGGCGCGTTGGTCATAATGGCTGCTGCCTTGCCAGCCAAGTAAGACAGGTAGGCATCGAGATACTCAAATGGGTTGCGAGCATTAGGCAAAGCGGTTAGGAATCTAGCAAGGTTGCCTGAAGCATCTTGCGCCTTAAGAATCTGGTTGGTGAGGTCTCTGGCTACTGCTTCGTTGCCGTTAAGGATTGCAAGCTGCGCTTGAACGCGCATTGTTTCCTCTTGGGTAAGTTTGCCTTTAAGAGCTGCTACAAGTTGAACCTGTTCTAAGTCAAAGATTGAGGCAGACTTCTTTAGGCTGTTCTGCTTCTTCTGCTCGGCTGTCAGAGCCTTTGTAGATGCAACCTGCTTCTTAGTTAGAGCTGCAACCTCCTTGGCTCGTTTAGCGGCTGCCGCCTCTGCTTCGCGTTGCTGGCGTGTGCGCAAGGCTGTGCCTGCTGGTGAGGCTGAACGCCCGCGAGATACTGTCGGGGTGCGGTCAAGAGTTCTGGCGAGCAAACCATCTGCGCCTGTGAGACCACCAAAAGAAGTGAGAAAATCTAAACCTTTGTAGAGCATGCGTAAGCCGTTTACCGCTTGGGCTGTAGCCATGGTGATGGCGTTGATGCCCTTAGCAATATTGTCAATAGTCTTGGCTGCATCGCTAGCTTGTGATCCACCACCGAGAACTGCAAAAGCATCTACCAAGCCCTTACCGATTGTCTCTTGAGCATTAGCAGATGCAACGCGTAATACGTCCATCTTGTAAGAAGTAGTTGTTAGGTAATCCTGCGCTGCGCCAGCAGACTTAGCCAGCATGATGCCTAGAATCTCGTTAAAGCTCTTGGTCTGTAGTTCTGCGCGGGTAAGCCCTGTGTTGTACTTGATAAGTCCGCGAGTAATCCCGACATAGCCTTTACCTAAGTCATTAACGACTGTGCCTAGTTCTGTGCCTGTGGCTCGGCTAATCTGGATAGCATTGTTAAGAAGCTCTTGAGACTTGGTTAATGATCCTGTGATGTTAAGTAAAGACTGGAAGGCTGGACGGAGTACGTCATCAGCGATTGCTGCACTCTGCTCAAGCCCAGAGATGAAGTCTGCAACCTGTACCTTCGAGAAGGACAACCCAAGGTTATCAACTGCGCTGGATAGTCTGCGAGCTGCTGCTTCATCCTCTGCAAAGGCTTTAACTGCTGCCTTGCCATAGGCTGCCATAGCGGATGCGCCAAGGGTAACGCCAAGGGTTTGCCCCAGCTTCTTAATTGTCTTGTCTAATCCCTTGACTGACTTCTCTGCTTTGTTTAAGCCAGTCGCATCCATCGTAGTGGCGATGCGGATTGCTAGGTCTGTCATACCAGCCATTAGTCAGCTCTCCTTGCTCTAAATGCTATTTCGCCTCTGGCGTTAGACTTCTTTACAACCTTTTCGTTTGAGGCTTGTATAGCCTTCACAACTGCGGCAGTTGTCTTGCCTTGATCGTTAGCCCATGCCCTGAAGAGTAAGCGACCCTTGGTCTTGCGAGTTCTGCGACCTGCGCTGTTTGATTGCTGTGAATCAACCAATGGCGGTAATGCGCCAATGAACTGCCGACCAGCATTAGGGTTAGCTGACTTATTGACTGTTCTATCTGTCTGCCACTCTGTAATGAACTTGCCGTTGCGGTACTTCTTAACACGCTGGGCTGGCGGTAATCCTTGTGGGTTCTTACGTCCTGCAGTCTCGTATATAGCACCAGCAGCAGACTTATTAAAGATAGTTGCAAGGCTTCTAAAGCCTCGCTTGTTTGGCTTTGTAGGCGTTGTGGAGTAACCCAAGCCACGCTTGATGATTCCAGCATCGAAGGCTCGATACTCCCAGATTCCAACTGCATTACCCCAGCCGCTTAAAGGCGAATCGCTAGGTACGAAGCCTCTAGCCTGATTAACTACCTTGCGCAGATGTCCTGCAATTTCCTTCTGGGTTTCCTTGGCTAACTCTGGCGCATATTGCTTTAGAGCTTTGCTAAGAGCTACGGCGTTGTCGAGTTCTACTGGCATCGCTTCGCTCCTTTGCTATGTCCTTTAATACCTGTACATGAGCCTTGAAAGCCATCGGAGAAAGTTCCACGATGGTGTTGAACGGAACTCCATACTCGTAACTTAATCTAGCCGC